CACATGGATGTTCGAGCAGGCGACCACCAAGGCTTCCGCGTACCACGCGCCGCCTTCGGGGAATATCTCCAGCTTGTCGCCGACGCGCAGCTTGGGCGCGACGTGCACCCAGTATTCGGGCTGCATGACATCCTCAAGGGTGTCTGTTGCTGCGGGGGAAACACGGTGTACGTTGCGCACGTAATCCGCTGCGCGGATGCCATCAGGAATCAATTTCGACATGTAGGTGTGCTCCTTTGGGTTGTTAAAAAGAAAGAGGCTCCAAGGATACCCTGAAGCCTCTTATTTTGCAACCGTTACGCTTTAGTCGGTGTTGGTCGCACTGCCCACGACGGTGCCATCAGACAGGTTAACGGCGCCCGGTGCGGCAGCACCGACCGTGACAACCTTGTGCATGGTCAGCGCGGCGGCATCGGTGGTCGAGTCTTTGTGGTAAACGATGTCGTTTACCTTCATGCCCAGCTCACCACCATTAGTGATGAATCCAGCCGTGTCGGCAGCTGCGGTAGCGTCAGCGGAAGAGTGGAGCCAGATGCGCGGGCCAGCGATGGCCTGTACGATGAGCGCCGGGGGTGCGGAAGTAGAGTAAGCCATGGTGATTCTCCTTTATTCAAAAAGTTGTCAGGTCCCCTCCCGAAGGAGGGGAAGCCTATTAGGCTGCGGCGTATGCCGAGCCGTCGTGGTTAACGACTACCACACCGCTGTTTTGCAGCAGCTTGGAACCCATGAACACCGAAGTACGGCAGAAGCTGTAGTCGTCTTCTTCGTCATAGCCCACAGTGGTGCTCAACCCGCCGGTGTTGACCGCGTGGCCGATGGCGCTCTTATGGTAAATGTAGCACTTCTCGGCGTTGGTGCCTTTGCCCGTCAGGTTCGGGTGAACGATCCAGTTCACACCAGCCCAGCGGAACATGGTCAACTGGCCTTCAAAAGGCTTGTTGTTGACGTAGTCAACAGAGGCGAACTCCTTGGTTTGCATCAGGTAGGCGTACATGGCCGGGGTGATTACGCCGGAAATGTTGCCGTCCAGAGGCACCGAGTTGTTGCCGAGGATGGTAACTGCGTGCATGACCAAAGCCAGCGAGCCAACTGCGGCGGCGCCGGTGTCCTGCGTGGCGGTAGCCAGTTGGGTCAGGATGTCGCTGTCAATCTTGCGATTGACCACAGCCATCGAGGTTTCTTGCATGATGCGACGACCATCACCTTGCGACGCAAAGATGTTAAAGCTGGTGCGGATCGGCTTGTCGTGCCATTCGGTCAGGGTGCAGGTGTTCTGCGTCAGGTTGTCAGCGCGACCCGGAATCAGGCCGTTCAGGCCACGGGTTACGGCGTTGGCGGAACCGGAGTCAGCGACCAAAAACACGGCGGAATTGCCCTTGATTTCGGTTTCAGTGACCACGGTGTTGCGCAACAGGGATTGGCGTTGCTCGAAGCCCGCAATGAATTCTTGGCGGTACTGCGTTTGGAAGGCGGAATCGGCCATGATGTTTACTCCATAAAGTTGTAGAGGAAAAAGTTCTTCCGCAGCTCGGGGTATCCATCCTGCTTTTGTCGCCGGGTGCCCTTTCGGATCGGTGACGCGGCCAATGGGGCCTTACTAATCGGGTACGTGGTGGGGTGGCTTACTGGCTAACCAATTTAGCCACCCCAGCTACGATTTCAAACAAAGCTATTACAAGCCGAGAGACTTGTCAACTACTTTTTTTCAGCGACGTTGCAGCTTTTCCTGCACGGAAATCAGCTCGCGGTAGCGGGACTGCATCTTTTCCGACTGCGGGCCTTTCCAGTAATCCGACTTGTGATCGCCCATCAGCTTTTGGATGCCCGCGAGCTCGGACTCAATAGCCTGCGCCGCGTTGCCGCTGCTGCCGGGGACTACCGTGGCGACAGGGTTTACCTCCCGCGCGATATTCGCCAGCCAGCGCAGCACCTTCACGTCGCTGACAAGGGGCGTTCCATCCGCAAGGCGGCCACCGATGATGCCTTCTTTGACACCTTCAGGGGCTGCGTCAAGCAATCCGCTTATCATGTTCTTGTTCAACTGCATCTCGCTGCCCCACTCCGCGCGCAGTGTGGCTGTGGCTTCCTGCGTGATCTCCGCGTCCAGCTGATGCCGTGCAGCGAGCTCGCGTTCCTGCGCGTCTTGATACCACGCCACCGCTGCGGATGCTTGCTCGGGGGTCATGTTCGTCGCATGTGCTGCGGAGGCGATGAAGTCGTCCACGAAAGAGGCGTCAGCCTCGCCGAGCGTGCGGCCTTCAGGAAGCGTGATCTCATAATCCTCGGGTTTTTCGGGGATGCCATTCTCGCGGCGCCAATCGGCAACTTGCTCCGGTGTGGGGTCCTTCGGCAGAGGTGCCTTCAGCCCTCCGGTGGCAATCTTGTTCTGCGCCGCAATGAGCGCGTCGATCACCGCTTCTTCCGAGGAATAACGCTCCAAGCGTTTCAGCAGTTTTTCGTCGCCCTTCGCGTAGTCCGTGCGGAGGCTCGCCCAGTCACGCGGCGCGGCGGGTGCATCAGCAGGTGCATCAGCAGGTGCATCAGCGGGCGCAGCGGCGGGTGCAGCGGCGGGTGCAGCGGCGGGTGCAGCGGCGGGTGCAGCGGTGTCAGGTGCATCGGTAACGGGTGTTGCCGAGCCTGCATCAGGGGTGGCGGCAGTGGTCATTTTGGCTTTGCTCCTTTTGGTTGAACTACTTTTTAGCGCCCGCGAGGGCACCGGTGTTTACTTTCAGCAGCTTGACTATCTCCAGCCCTACGAAGCGTTTGCCAGATACAAAGGCGTGCTCTCGGGAGTCGGGCCGGTAATCAAGGTCATAGGTGCCGCAGGCGTTGTTGATTATCCAGTTCATCGCGCGCTGCTGTTGCCCCGAGTCGGCGTCTCCCCTAACAAGGGCTTGCAGCGCGGAGGCATCAGGAAGCTCCCACGCGGGGGGCGCGAACGCGGCGGGGGCGAGCATCGCCTTGCGGGTCATGCTGCCCCAAACCCTGCGCTAGGCTGGGGGTTGCCCGCCGAAGCGGTGCCCAGCGTGCCAGCGATGTCTGCGCTCTGCTGAAGCTGCTGTAAGAGCTCCGCGTTTTGTTGCTGCTGCGCGCGCTTGTCGGCAAGTCCCTTTGCTACTTCTTCAGAGCGGGTCCACTTCGCAGGGACGCCTATGCCTTCCAGCACATCGCGCAGCGCAGCGCTCGCGTCAATAATGTCCACCGTGTTCGGATCGAGCGCGACGGCATCCGCGAGCATGGACTTCGCTTCGAGGAACCGTTGCCCTTTTTCGCGCTCGATGGCGTCGTGCAGCGGACTCTCGAACTGAAAAATTAACTCCGCGCCCTGTAACTCTTTGGGCAAGTCCAGTGGGGACCCAAGGGCTCCCGCGCGCAGCATAATCTCGAACGTCTTGTCGCAAAGGGGGCCATTGTAATCAATCTCCATCGGCTCGAACAGGGGTAGCGCTTGTCGGATATATTCCTGCACGCGCTGGCCCACTTCATACGCGGTCATCTCTCCGGCGGGCTGTGGGAGCGCAATTTTGTTCAGGAAAAATGCCTCGGAAATCATTCCCCGCAGGCGATCCGCCATGTCAATCCCCAAGGGGATAGCGTGCGTGTCTTGCGTCAGGGGGCGCAGCACCTCTCCCAAGCGTTCATCGTATTCCGCGTCCACCCATGTGATGCCCCCCGCATAGATGCTGATGTCGGAGCGTATTGCTTCCTGCACCGCGAGCATCGGGGGGTTCACCGCTTTTTCGCCCGCGTTCAGGAGCACGCGGGTCATCGCCTGAATCAGGCGGGAGTCAGGCAACGCGGCAACGGTCGCGGGGGAGTAGGCATACTGGGAGCCCGACACAGTCTGCCAGCGGGGGATTGTGTATTCTTGGGACATCAAACCGACCTCTTCCATGAGGTGCTTGTTATCCACGTCGAAGTACAGGGAAACGAATGGCGTGCGGAAAGTTTTGAGGCCCCTGTAACTATCCAAAGGGATAATGCAGTGGCGCACGTTGTACTCTTTGAAGGGCTCCTTCGCCAGCACTGTCTTCACCTTGTCGTGAACCTTGTCCCCAAAGAGGGTCACAAGCTCGCGGGCTGAAGGTTTCCAG